CCCACGACCCCGAAAATGGTATTGACTGCGCTGACCTTTACCAGAAGCTTCGCACCGACAAGCGTGTGAAGTATCTAATCTTTAAGGGTCGCATCTTCTCCAAAGAGAAGGGTGACAGGGTTTATGTGGGGTCTAACCCTCATAACAAGCACCTGCATATTTCTATTGAGCCAGGCAGCGGTAATGACAAAAGACCTTGGTTCCCGTTCTTTCCAAAGGCTAAGTTTATTAACAAGGTTAGGGCAGCAATTAAACTACTACCAAAGAAGAAGGCGAACTAATGACTACCACTCGTAAAACCTGGCTAGATAAGTTACCAGCTCCTGTGCGACATATGTTAATTATGTCAGCAGGTATTTTGCTTGCTTGGGCAAGCACCCAGATTACCTTCCTGCCGGCACCATTGCCTGAGTTACTTGGGTTGGTACTGGGTATGTCTACTTTGTACTTAACTAAGATAACTAAACAGTACGGATTAGGTAAGGAGTAACCTTAGCGCGAGGCAACTGCCCCTGCTTTCCCTTAAACGGGAAGGTGGGGGCTTCTTTTTTTATGCCCATTTAAGGCTGTTTGCAGCCGATCTCAGACAGGTTTGTCTACTGGGCAGGGTATTGTAACCAAATTGCCACAACTGACACATTCTGCGTCTAGGAAGTACCAGCTTATTTCATAATCTTCAAAGGAAACCATTGCGTTAAATACCTGCGAACCGCAGGGGCACAAGTGGATGGGTCCAAGGCTTCTTAAATCAGAGCCTTTTTTGGACGGAAGGGTATCTATCCCGTACCATAATTTTGATAGAACTCTCCTTAAACCACCTGGTACCATTGGGATTGGCTCCTTCACCTTGTCGGTTCGGAGCCCCTCGGCTCCGTTGTCACTACGCCGAGGCCCAACAAGGGCCTACTGCCAGTTATTCGCTTATGCTCATATTGTACACAGGTATTAGCGTGTCGCTGGTGCGACACACCGTAGCTATGTTATTATTTATTTATGACTAAACGACAGGTAATAACATCACCACGGTAGCTGGTATCCAAGGGATTGACTTCGCAATCCTTGCGGCAGATAGCCAAATCACCGAGGGTAACTTGATAACACTCGCAACATCCACGCCGAAGATTGTTGAGGTGGGTAAGTTTCTTATTGCCATTTCGGGGGATGTAAGACCGGGTGACATTCTTTCCTATAACTGGAAGCCACCTGTATATCGCGGGGAAGATCCTGTACAATTTATGGGCAGGAAAGTAATGCCAAGTATCAACCAGACGTTCATAGAAAATAACTATGACTATACCAAAGGGGACAAAGATGACGGTTTTGATTATCTCGTTGCTTTTAACGGCAACATCTTTCGTATTGCTTGTGACCTCTCTTTTTTCCAAGGAGATGTCGGAATTTACGGTATCGGTAGTGGTGGCCAGTTTGCTCTTGGCTACCTTGCTTCAATCTGCAAGCCTGATATGGAGTTAGAGTATGCCAGGCGCCACGCACTTAAAGCTGTAAACATTGCTTCGGTACTTGACGTGAATACTGGCAAGCCATTACAGTTGGTAGTCCAGGAAAGGTTTTGAAGGGGGAGCGAGGTGAAGGAATGAGTGAGGTTTTGATTGGGATTTTATTTGGCATACTAATAGGAAGGGTGTTTGAAATGTGGGTCACACATCGGAAGGATAAAGATGATTGATGCCAAGGAACTATTACTAGGTGCGCTACATTCCAAAGAGGCTAATAGATCAAGGTCCATACAGGTACAGATTGGTCCATCAGAGGTAGGCGGTTGTCGCAGAAGGGTTTGGTATCGGTTAAACAATCAACCCGAAACCAACGATAATGAGTTAAAGCTTGCCTCAATTATGGGTACTGCTATCCATACTGCAATCGAGTCTGCTTTGGCGGATAACAAAGAAGTTTTAGTTGAAACTGAAGTTGAATACGATGGGATGAAGGCACACATTGACTGCTTTATCCCAAGCACCGGTCAAGTTATTGACTGGAAAACCACCAAGGTTAAGAACCTTTCTTACTTCCCATCAATGCAACAGCGTTGGCAAGTGCAACTTTATGGATACCTCCTATCCAAGAACGGCTACCAGGTCAACCAAGTGTCTTTGTGTGCCATCGCTAGAGATGGTGACGAACGTAATGTAACGGTTCACTCCGAGGCATACGATGAGTCTATTGCGCTAGAGGCACTTGGTTGGCTTGCAGCTGTTAAAGATATGAAGGAGCCACCAGCGCCGGAAAAGGATTGGTCGTTCTGCCAGTTCTATTGCAAATACTATGACGCAAGTGGGCAGATGGGATGCGTTGGTCTAAAAAAAGAACGTACACCAGTTAGCGATGTAATCATCGCTGATGGTGACATTGACAAAAACGCATTACTGTACCTACAATTAGGGTCTGCAATCAAAGAGATGGAAGCACAACAGGATTCACTTAAATCATCCTTTGAAGGTTTACTAGGTACTACCAATAGTGGTATCGAAGTAAGTTGGACAACTGTTAAGGGTCGAGAGACTGTTGATAGTGATGAGGTGCAAACACTTCTTGGGTTTGTGCCAAAGAAGGTAGGGGCTGAGAGTCAGCGGCTTACTGTAAAACAAAGTGGAGGAAAATAAATGGCAGGTCAAGTAGGAACTAAGTTCCAAATCAATTACAAGTTAAATAATGGAACGCTCATCAACTTGTACGCAGATACAGTCATAGAACTAGAGACGGGTCTAGCAGACTTGGCTATGAACGCACTTAACATCAATAAAACTGGCACAGAACTTGGTGTTAATGCACACGCTGCGCCAGTTACTGCGCCAGTTACAGTAAGCTCTGTTGCAGCAGCATTTAATGCCACACCAGTACAGTCTGCACCTGCAACATCAAACGGTTCAGGAAACAGTTGCAAACACGGAGAGATGAAGTTGGTTACCGGAACCTCAACCAAGGGTGCTTGGTCTGCCTATATGTGTCCAACACCAAAGGGATCACCAGATAAGTGCGAACCAATTTGGCTGCGATAGGTGCCACGAAAGCCCGCTGATTATGAAGCAGCTAGTTGTGCAACGGTAGGTGGAGACTTGTGGTTCCCCGATAATGAAGTTGGGGGCATAAGTTCCGTAGATGCAATTATGGCAAAGTCCATTTGCAATCGTTGTCCACACAAAAGAGAGTGTGCTGCGTGGGGAATAAAGAATGAACTTGAAGGAATATGGGGTGGGTTAGGACACCTAGAGCGAACCAAAATTAGACGTGCCAAGGGTATAAGACTGCGAGAGGAATTAAACATTGCTTGATTTATCTCGCGCCTGGGGTGGTGTGCTTACCAAGGCAACACCACTTCCGGATGTGTGGAAAGGATTGGCAACCGAACAAATCAAGTTCCGGCGCGGTCAAGTTTGTATGGTGGCTGCGGCACCTAATGCAGGTAAGTCTATGTTCGCACTTATCTATGCAATTAAAGCAAAGGTGCCAACACTATTCTTCTCAGCCGATACCGACACTACTACTGTGATGATGAGAGTTGGTGCCCATACATCGGGTCACTCACAGATGACAGTAGAAGCCAACCTAGCAATAGATTCACATTATTACGATAGACACTTCGAGAAGTCTGCACACATTAAATGGGTGTTTGATTCGTCACCATCAATAGATGATCTTGAGTTAGAGGTTAGGGCATACGTTGAACTCTATGGTATGCCACCTGAGTTGATAGTGATAGATAACCTAATGAATGTCTCATCTGAAACAGACAATGAATGGGCAGGACTTCGTGCAATTATGATGGAGTTACACGATATGGCACGAAAGACAGAGGCTTGCGTCTTGGTGCTACACCACGTTTCCGAGCAGTCAGAGTATGGTTCACCTACTAAGCCACCAGCAAGGCGTGCTATTCACGGCAAGGTGAGTCAGTTACCAGCTCTTATCCTTACGCTTGGGTATGACCCAAACCAACATACATTATCCGTTGCGGTAGTAAAGAACCGCTTTGGACCACACGCAGCAGATGCTTCCCGTTCTGCACAATTGCTGGTAAACTACGCAGCGTGTCAAATAGGAGATCAAGATGAGTTCGGATGGATGCTACGCAAAGATGCGATGGCAGGATACCAGGGAGGTTACAATGTTTAAGAAACAAAAATTATTTAGTAGTGAAGATTATGATTGGGAAATAAAAAGGTTGTGGAATGTAGTATGGGGTTCGGAAAGCAGGATTAAGCAATTAGAAAAAGCAAGTGACAACCTTTGGCATAAGCAAGCACAGAGGGAATCTTCTGCTTTGTTTGCCGCTTGGCACGCTGCTTTCGAGCGACAAAAGGTAAGCACCAACTTGCAACCTGAAGTGGATTACAGACAGGCACAGAAAGACGCATACAATCAGGGGTACAACGCCGGGCACGCCAAAGGTTACAGCGCGGCAGAACACGAATCAAGGGTGTCTGATTATGCTTTAAGAGCAGAGCTTGCTGCTTTATTAAATTCACATATTGCAACCCTGCGGGATCAATCGCAGCGCCATTTGACCGATTATCTATTGCCTACTGCAATAGTGGTGCCAGAGAAATACAAATCAGTAGCAGATGGCACATTTCTAGGACTTCCATTAAAGGCATTAGGCAGTAATTTGCGTATTCACCCATACGTTACTGCGATAAGGAGGAACTTCGTATGAGTGCCTATGAAAACAAGATTAGAATTGAAAAACTAGAGACAGAAATTGAGCGACTAAAAAGTGATGTTACTGCCTTTACTAGTATCTTGATTCAAGCTGGTGTGGTTGAATACATTAGCAATGCTGATGGCAAACAGGAGTACAAGATTCACAAGGTAGCAGTTGACGGACAGTATGAGCCAGTACAGTAAGGCTAAGGGTGCTAAATTTGAGACTGATGTTATGCGTTGGTTTCGTAGTGCAGGTGTTCTTGCTGAACGATTAACCAAAGCTGGTAGCAAGGACGAGGGAGACTTAGTATGTATCATTGCCGGAAAGACATACATACTTGAACTCAAGAACAGGGCAACCCTTTCGCTGCCCGAGTTCTGGAGAGAAGCCCAAGTTGAGGCGTTTAACTATGCAAAGGCTAGGGGAATTGGGGAATTGCCTCCTGCTTATGTTATAGTTAAGCGCCGCAATGCGGGCATTGATAAGAGTTGGGTAATTCAAGACCTAGAGCAATGGTTAAAGGAGAAGCAATGAAATATAGAGTTGAACTTATTACTAAGCGCAGCCATAGAGCAACGATTGAAGCCCAATCAGAAGAGTTGGCTGTTGAGATATTGCAAGATAGGGTATTTAATGAAGATGGACGATATGACGAGTTCATATTGGGTCCAGATGCAAATGTGGAAGTATGGGAGGATAGCAAATGACTAAACATCGAGACGGACACTGGTTCCACGGGATTGATGGTTATTGTTTTCCACCGCACTGTTACGAGTGCTACTGCACCGATGACTTACACGGTGTAATCCAAACTAAAGACGCAAGAATAAAAGAACTCGAACTTGCTGCGGCGACAACACCTGAGCAACTAAAAGGTCAATGGTGGTTTCTGTCTCAGTTTGGATATGGTTGGCTCGCGTTTGCTGGTGAAATAAGCGAAGTGCAAGTTTATCAAGCCGCTGGCTACCAAGTCAAATTCGTCCCTGA